GTTGTACGAGGTTCGCGTAGACGGCGAACCCCAAACAGTCACCCTCGACGAGTTAATGAATGGCTACAGTCGGCAATCTTCGTTTACGAAGAAATCTCAAGCACTGTCTGAACAACGAAAGGAATTCGAGAATGCCCAGCAGCAAATGGCCAACGAATACCATCAGATTCAAGCAGAGCGCCAGCAGTACGTAGACAGTTTGCAGCAAGTTATCGAAGGCTCCACGGCCAACTTAGAGCAGTACCAGTCAGTTGATTGGGAACAGCTCAAAGTTGAAGACCCGTTGCAGTGGTCCATCAGCCGACAAGAGTTCGCAGACGCCCAGAACAAAATCCAGGCGACGAAAACACAGCAGGCAGAAGCAATTCAGCGTGCACAGTCCGAATTCCAACAGCAGCATCAAGTCACGCTCCAACAGGAGCACGGCAAGATGGTCGAGGCAATGCCCGAATGGGCTGACGCCGAGAAGCAGGTGGAAATCGCAACAGGCATCCGGAACTACGCAGTGTCCCAAGGTTTTCAAAAAGAAGAACTCGATTCGCTATCCGACCATCGATCCCTGCTCGTATTACACAAGGCCATGCAGTTCGATCGACTTCAGAAAGCCGATGTCAAAGGCAAGAAGTTGAAAGGCAAGCCTCGTGTAATCCGATCCGGAAGAGGTGCCGAGAAGAAACAAACTCAAAAGGGTTTACGTGCGCAAAAAATGAAACGTCTTCATGAAACAGGTCACGTCGATGACGCGGCTTCGATGATTGAGGACTTAATGGAACTCTAAAAAGAGGTAAATCATATGGCTATTGCCACAAATACGTCTTTGACGTACTCGTCGGTTGCCATACGCGAAGATTTATCGAACGTGATTTACTCAATCGCACCGTTAATTTAGCGGCATTGTCGGGAAACCGACATTTGACAATCGTGTGAATTCAAGGGAACCCCTCGACCGAGGGCAATCTTGAGCGAAGCCTCGAAAGAGGAACGTGCAACGACTATCCAAATGGAGTAGGGCCAAGCGGCTCGAAGCGCACGAAGCCCAATTGGGTTATGAAATAGTCTGATCTTGCGGGTAACCGTAAGCGGTCAATAGACGGAGTTGGTTTAGCGAACCGACTTGAACATAAATGTAGATACCCCATTTTTCAGCGGTTGCTCAAAGCAATCCGTTGATAACACCTTCTTCGAGTGGCAAACGGATACGATTACTGCTGGTGCAGTAAATCGTAATATTGAAGGTGACGACAGCATTGCTGCTGACGCCAGGGTACTTCCAACGCGATTGGGGAATTACTGCCAAATTTCGCAGTATGTCAATCAAACCAGTGGAACCGATCAAGTGGTCGGATATGCTGGACATGGAAAACACCAAGCCTACCAGTTAGCAAAGAACGGGAAGAGGATGAAGCGCGACATCGAAGTCATGCTTGTCCAAAACATCGTTCGCGCCGCTGGTAACTCAACCACAGCCAGAGCATCTGCTGGCGTACCGGCATGGTTAGCAACTAACTATGTTTCGATGAATCCTACTTCCGGTTCTCCGGCGGCTGGTGCAACCGGTACTACAGCGATGACCGAGGCCACTGCAACTGCGTCTATTACGGAAGCTGGTATTAAGAACGTAATAAAAGACACATTCGAGGCCGGTGGTGCCGCAGATTTAATCCTGTGCCCGCCAACCATCAAGCAGGCAATTTCTGATCTAGCGCAATCTGTTTCATCTCTGCGTACCAACACCAAGGGCGATTCTCCTGCTCACGTTGTTGCTGCAGTAGATGTTTACGTTTCCGATTTTGGAACGTATCGGATCGTTGCGGATCGTAACCTCCATAGTTCTGAGCACGTTTTCTTTTTGGATATGGACTTCTGGTCAGTTGCTTGGCTTCGTCCTTTCCAGACTGTTGAACTGGCAAGAACTGGTGACGCTGAGAAGCAGATGCTTTTGGCGGAATTTGGGCTTATCTCTAAAAACGAAAAGTCCTCCGGCATATTGGCTGACTGCAAAGCGTAATACGTAGTTTTAACCACTAAGAAGGGGGCGTAGCAATACGCTCCCTTTTTTTATGCGAGAACTCGAAACTAACTGTCCAAACATCAAAGACGAAAACAATGGAAAGATTATTTTTCCATTTGGCCCGTGCATCTATCAGAACTTTATCTCTGACGAGCTGCGGGATTCGTTACTTGAAGAAGGGCGGCGAATTCGGAACGAGGATCACGACTACAACGCCAAATTAGCAGGCAACCTGTATTTCGGCGGCTCGTACAGTTATGGCGAGGAATACATCGCAGAAGTTTATCCGGAATTACTGAAAATTCTTTTTCAGTGGTTCGACTTCATGTTGCACCACTACGAACCGGGTCGCTTGAACTTCGCGCCCGGTCGAACAGATTTACAGGTCGGGCTGCAAGACCTCTGGATCAATTTCCAAAGGCGCTACGACCACAACCCGCCGCACCAGCATCACGGCATTGTTTCTTTTGTCGTGTACCTCGATGTGCCACCGGGCATTTTCGATGAGCAGGCCACTTCCAACGTTCAAGACGCTGGAAAGATCATCTTCAAATACGGCGAGTCCATTAGTCCATTAAGTGTCAGCGAATGGAACGTCACGCCGGAACGGAATCTGATCCTCATGTTCCCGGCCACGCTGAACCACATGGTCCATCCCTTTTGGGTGGACGAGGAACGCATCAGCGTTTCCGGCAATTTCAATTTAACTGATCGAATCGTGATCAGCCAAAACGGTGCATGAATGAAGAATTTTGATCCAGAACTTGAAGCCGTCACGACCAAGATCGTGAAGGGCAAAGAAAAATCGGTTCCCAAAAAACCAGCGGAACCGCAAACCGCCAAAGAATGGCTAGAGAAGGCATTTGTCGACTCTGACCCAGCCGACGGCGCACCCAAGGTAGGAAATATCGGCTATGTCTGACAGAGCAGTCATTCAGCAGACGCCGGAACGTCGCACGGACATTCACTTTGATCAAGTGGACAACACGTTCACTTTGAACACCGTGCAGGACGCCCAGCCCGTCATTGATGAAAACAAAAGGCGGATGAATGAATACGGCGACAAATTAACACCGGGTAAACGAGGGGAGTGGCATCACGCCGCATCAATCCCAGTAACGGTTTGGGAGCAGTGGATGAAAGAAACCAATGGGGCGGTAGAAAAGGACACCAAACTCCTCGCCCGGTATCTCAACAGCCCCGAATTTAAATACTTCAAGGTCGCCCCGACCAATCTCTAAAGGATAGAAAACAATGTATAGACGAAGCGACGACGGTTCTTTCAATCGTTGGGATGTGCAGAGCGTAATTACGGTTGGTGCTTCTGCCGTCGCCACGAATGTGACTTCCGCAAAAATTTTAGGAATCCACACCGACGGCGAGATCTACTTCAATTTCTCATCGTCATCCAGTGCATCGGTTAGCACCGCCAACGATTTAAAGTTGGCCGCAGGACTTACATTCATCAATGTACCGAAATTCTCCGGTTCTGGTGTTTCGCAATACCTGCACCACCAAAGAGTCGGCAGTTCTAACGTATCGATGAGGCTTGTCCACGTCTAATGGCAATCGGGACGTTCGCGGAGCTAAAAACTGCCGCGGCTAATTGGCTGGACAGAAGTGATCTGACGGATCGAATTCCGGAGTTCATTACGCTCGCGGAAGCGCGGTTCAATCGAGTTCTGCGAATCAGGGACATGGAAACGGTGTCCACGGCAATCTCTACGTCTGCGGGTACAAGGGAATACGATTTGCCGACAGGCTTTGTGCAGATGCGAGAGTTTCATCTCACAACCGATCCTTTGACACCGCTGTCCTACATTACGCCGGAAATGATGTCGCGGATCTGGGCAGGAAGTTCGCAGGGCAAGCCTGAAGTTTTCACAGTCATTGCGGACAAGGTGCGGCTCGGGCCGAATCCGGATGCTGTCTACACAACGTCGATGCTCTATTACAAAAAGATCACTGCGTTGTCTGCTTCGGCAACAACGAACGACATGCTCACAAATAGTCCGGACATTTATCTTTATGGAACACTGCTCGAGGCGACACCTTTCATTATGCAAGACGAAAGAGTGCCTCTATGGTTAGCCGCTTTTGAAAAGGCAGTGAACGACATTCAGAACCAGGACAACAAGGACCGCCATTCAGGTTCACAACTGCGGGTTATGAACACCAGCGGATATTACTAAGGTACGAAACCATGTTAAATAATTTTGCATCAACACAGGCTGGCGGTAAGGACACAGTAACCACCACCACAATTCTTGACGGTACGATTGCTAATGCAGATGTAGCATCTGACGCCGCAATTGATTCCAGTAAGATGACCTTTGCTAATGTTGGTATTGGAACGACCAGCACTTCAAGCAACTTGGAGATAGAAAGTTCTTCCGGCGACCAGATATTTGAAATGGATAACAATGCTTCCAATTCTTCAAATTTCCAAATTCAGAATGGCGCAGGTAATGCTAGGACTGACTTTGCTTTAGATGGCAGCGCCATCATTACATTGAAAAATCAAATGGTAGGGATTGGTGATACTAGCCCTTCATACGCTCTTGATGTCAATGATACTGGCAGATTTACTAGCGATCTTATAGTTGGCGGAAACCTAACAGTAGGTGA